GCCAGACGGGCCGCCGCCGCCTTCTGGCACGTCGTCCATGACCTTGCTGGCCAGCAGCTTGATATCGCCTTCAAGAATGGTCATGCAGGAATCTCCAGGAATTTCAAAGTCACTCGATACCAGTCATCCGGGCCGGTTGCCGGAAGGCCAAGCACCGGCTCGGCTTCAAGCCCGCGCTCGTCATGCCTGAAGGCCACGGTGAAGCTGCGTGCGTCTGCGAAGGTGAGCAGGAATCGCCCGCTGGTCACCGTGATTGGCTCTGACGCCCAAGCGCGCAGCGTGTCCACATCCGAGCGGAGCAGCCAGGCCATGTCGGCATCGGCCTGCAAGGTGATTTGCCGCCCTGCCTGCTTCGCTGCGGACTGGATCAGCAGCGCGCCGTTGAGAAGGTATGTGGTGCTGCTGACCGCAGCGGGCCAGGTGTGTTCGTCACGCCACAGCAGCGAGTCTGGAAGCGTGACGATCGCATTGGAGGCGAGGTTCTTCAGGATCATGGTCAACGTGAAGATCGGAGAGACGCCGTGCGCAGCGCCTCAACAACCGCGCGTGCATCGGACTCGCTCGCGGTGTTGATGACGGACTGAGAGGCCCCCAGGCCATCAATGCGCACCTGGTGCACGGTGGCGACGCGGGTTTGCTGTGGCTCAGAAGATTGCGCAGTTGTTGTCGATTCGGCTTGCGTTTTTGCCGGAGCGCCTGGAGCTTTTTCAGCTAGAAAGTCAGTCATGCGCTGCACCTGAACCTGCTGCTGCTGAATCGAGCGCATGAAGTCTGTGCTAAGCAGCGCAGGCGATGCGTCGCGCGTGAGCTGTAGGTTCTGGTCGTTGGCGGCCTTGACCGCCTCCACGGCGGCGCGATCAGCCTCGGACAGCGTGCCAGAGTCGAGCTTGTTCACCAGCTTATAGATCAGCGTGTTGTCAACTGCGTTCTGTCCTTCGAGTTTTTTCCTGCGCTGCTCTTGCTCGTCAAGCGCCTGATTTGCTTCGCGCGTCGCTTGAGTCAGCTTGTTCATCCCATCCGCAGCCTGCGTCCCGGCGCGCTCGCCAGCAGGGCCGATCTTGTTCAACGCGTCCTCCACCCCCTCAGCCGCCGCTTTGGCTTGGATTTCCGAACTCACCACTCCGCCATTCGCCTGCACGAGAGCGTCAACCATCTTGCGCGCGGCCTCGGACTTCCTGGCCTGCCACGCCTCGTAGCTCTCGCCTTCCTGCTGCCCGGCTTGCTTGATGACCTGATAGGCTTCCTGCGCATGCTTGGCGGTCGCGCTCAGTTCCTCCCGGCTCTTGAGACCGAGCGTTTTCATGGCCTCTGCCACGCTGTTGATGCCGGGCGTCACGCCGTCAAGGGCCGCCTTGAGCTCCCTGGCTTTCTGCGCCGCCTGGTCGAGCAGGCCGTCCGCGAGCTTGTTGCCGAGTGCGCCGCGCACGGATTCGATGCGGGCGCGCAGCGCATCAAGCGCGGCCTGGCCGTCTGCGGTGTCGATGGCTTTCTTGAACGCGAAGCTCAGCGCCGCAGACACATCCGCGCCTTGCGCCTTTAGGCGGCCCAGGTTGTCGATGATGAGGTCAACCCCCTGCACCGTTTGCTGAGCGGCCTTGCCCATGCCGCCAGAAATCACATCGAAGTCGCCACCGGCGCGGCGGATGGCTTCGCGCAGACCGGCATCGATGGCCTGCTGCGAGAGTTTCGCGCCCTCGCTAGTCGCATCGAATGCGGTACGTGCGCGCACGGCGAACTCTGCGAGGTCAACGTCTTTGAGAGCTACTTTCCAGGATTCGCGGAATTGCTCGGCGCTGATCTTGCCCTGATCGAGCAATTGCTGAAGCGCCTTGGTGCTGTTGGCAAGCCGCCCGTTGCTGGTAAAGTCCAGGCCCTGCTGTACTTTCTTGAGCGCATCGGCTACCGACTCACCAGACTCGCGCGCGCGGTCGAAGGACTTCACCAGGTCACGGGTTGCGCCCTCGGCCATGACGGCTGCCTTGGCCGCTTCCTCTGCCGCCTTCTTTTGCTCTTCGGTCTGCCGCTTGGCACCGGTGTTGGGCTTTTCTGCGAGCATGGCAGCGACGGCCCGGTCTCCTGCTTCGGCGGCTGACTTGGCCCGGAAGAACTCGCCCACCAGCTCGGCAACTCCGATTGCCAGGCCAACGCCAGACACCATGCGCAGCGTGCGCAGGATGGCGGTGAGAACCGTAGCCTGCGTGGCTGCGGTCGCCATGCCTGCCGCGGCAACCTGCGTCTCAGCCGCTGTTGCGGTCATGGCCGCCGCTGCTCCGGTCGCCGCCCCGCGCAGGCCCACCATCGTCGCCGTCGCCTCATAGATCGTGCTGGCGATGCTCACGGCTTTGAGAGCCGCTGCAACCTCGACGATCTTGAGCATCACGGGGCCGAACGCCACCGCAGCTTTCATGGCGCTCTCGACGCCCGTGGCGATCTGCACGAAGGTGTCTGCGATGGCCCTGGCCTTGGCCTGTAGCGCGCCAGACTGCTTCAGTCGGTCGAACTCGGCCAGCAGTTCCTGAACCTTCGCTGTCAGGAAGTCCAGCACGCCAGAGCGCGACACCATGTCGAAGAACTCTGCGAGCGCATCCTTGGCGTTGCTGACTGCACCGGCATAGGTGCGCATCAGTTTGTCGGATGCGCCCGCGTTCATGCGGCCAAGCTCATCGATCAGCTTGGAGATGACATCGCGGCCCAGCAGGCCGGCCTCGCTCATCTTTTGAAGCTCGGGCACGCTGCGCCCGGTGGCATTCGCCAGCGCGTCCCACACCGGAACGCCCGCCTCTGCGAGTTGCAGGATTTCTTGGCCCTCCAGCTTGGTCTTTGTCCATGCTTGGCCGAGCGCGAGCGTCACGCGCGATAGGGACTCGGTTCCGCCGCCAAGGTTAGAGGCCACATCGGAGAGCGCGCGCATTTGCGCCTCGGTCGGCTGCATGCCGAAGGCGGTGAGCTTGACGAAGCTCTCGGTCAGCGCAGTCACCTCGAACGGCGTATCAATTGCGAGCCGCTTGATCATGTCGAAGGCTTCGGTCGCCTTCTGCGTGCTGCCCAGCAGGTTTTCAAGGCGAACCCCGAGGGTCTGGAACTCGCTGCCAGTCTCAATAACCTTCTTACCAACGTCAAGCGCAGCACCGATACCGGCAATTGCGGACACCCATGCAGCCGCCTTTGATGCTGCTTCCGACATGGCGTCGGAGGCGGTTGTGGTTTCTCGGCCCACGGCCTGCACGGCTGGAGCCGCAGCAGATGCCGATCCGCGCAGCTCTGCCAATCGCGCATTGAAGGCAGCAACCGCTGCGGCCTTGTCCGAAGGCAGCACATCCGCCGACTCGCGCACCGTCTTGAGCGCGGCCTGTAGCTGTTTGACCTCATCCTCAACCGCTTGGACGCCCTTGATGCCAAGCACGCGAAAGGCCTGGTCGAGCGCCTGCCCGGTCTGGTCGCCTTCAGCCTTGATCTCGCCGGTCTTCGCCTTGAGGTCGGAGACGGCTTTTTCGAGCGCAGCAGAAAACTGCTGCGTCGCCATCCGAAGCTCAAGCTCTACTTTCCCGTCGCTCATGGGGTCTGGCTTTGGTCAAATCGCTGCATCTGAAGCGCAAACGCCGCCATGTGTTGCGGCGGCGTCTGCACCTGAAGGCCGCTGCGCAGCCGTTATGCGCTCGCCTGGATCACCCGGCCAAACAAGCCGAGCGGACCGGTGTCAGATTTGCTGAGGTCAGCCAACACCCGGCCATCGAGTTCAAACTTCTGGAGATCGTCGCCGATCAACGAGAAGTCCTTGGTCGGGTTGAGTACCACGCGGTAGAGGTCAACAATGACTCGCTTGTTGCTATCCGCAGTGTTGAGCCCATCGAAACGCAGCCACACCTCGGGCTGCGCCGTCTTGAACATCGCCAAGCGCTTGGCCGCGCCATAGCTATAGTCCACCTTGAACGGCTGCGTGAAGCCTGTCACATTGAGTAGCTCGATCGCGCCCTGCTCGGTGTGCACCTTATAGTCGGTGCCGGATACTAGTGTTGCCGGGGCCGCGCTCGAGTCCTTCACCGTCACGGCAGACACGAACTGATTCGCGAGCAGGTAGATGCCGCCTGCTACCGCACCCGTTGGCAGCGCCTCGTTCGTGACGGTGCCAGCCGTGACCGCGCTGGTTTGCCCGTAGAGCGTCAGTTCGAGGTTTTCCAGGCTGAAATCCTCAACGGTGGTGGAGAACTCACCGTCCTTGCTTTTGATGAGTTGCAGGTCGGTGAAGCGCTGGCCGCTGTATGCTTCCTTGTGCTCCATCGTCTCGGTCTTAAGTTGAATCTTCAGAGAGGGCACGTTGCCGAGCCAGCGCAACGCGAGCGGGTTGCCGTTGCTGTCGCGCTGTCCAATATAGACGCGGCCTTGTCCAGAAAAATACGCCATGTTCAATCTCCTTTACGGGTGGGTTTCTTTGGTTCGGGTTCCGGTGCGGCTTCGGCCACGCCGTGCTCGATCAGCCACTGCGCGGTGGGTTCGTCCACGTCGAGCAGGTCGCCGGGCGCGTAGTCAGCCCCGGCGTCGGTATGCGGTTTGAGCAAGGTCACGATCACGATTCGATTCCCTGGATGACTTCGCCGATCTCGAAGGCCAGCGGGTAGAGCAAGAGGCCGCTATCATAGACCGGAGCTGGCGGGGTGACAGGCTGCAAGCTCTGGTATCCGGGCACGGGCTGCCATCCCATGAGTGATTTCAGGCAGGCTCGCACCAAATCGGCGGCATCCGCCCGGGCGGCCTCGCCTTGGGCGGCCTGCTGCACGTTGCGCACTGCAACCACCACCAGCCATCGGCTGGCTAGGCGCGCTGTCTTGCCCTGCGCCGTCACCTCAAGCACCTTGTGCCCGTCGCTGACCACGAAGGCGGCGGGCAGTTTCTTCCCGCTCACGTCCTCGACGCCGAGCGATACCGCGCCGTGCACACCGGCGAGCGCTGGCACGGTGTCTATGAGGCGTTGGCGGATGAGCGGTTCGAGTTCAAGCATGGGTCATGTCTCCATGTGCAGCTTGATTTGGTTCACGATGGCCGCTTGCCAATCTGGCGGAAGATCGGCGCGATCCTCACGGACGGGGAAGAACGGTCGCGCCGGGATGTTCTTGCGCGTGCTTCCGAACTGGTGCACGGCGGCATATTCGGCACGCGACCAGACGGTCACATGGTCATTGCCGACACTCTGAATCTCGATGCTTGAGCGCAGATACCCGGTGTCTTGCAGGATGCGCGGATTGTCAACGGCGGCCTGCTTTGCCTTGTCTGTCTTGAACCTACGCGCACGGCCAAGGATGGTTGCTGGCTTTAGCGGAGCCCACTTTTCTCCATACGGCGTCGCCTCGCGCTCGAAACTGTCCAGGATGCGCGACACCAGTTCCTCGCCAATGTCCTTCATGGCAGGCGTCATGTCAGCCGCACGCGAGCGCAGCTTTGCAAGGGCCGCCATGACTTGTGCATCGTCAACAGTGATTGTCAACATTGCAACCTCCTGGCTGGAATGCCAACATCCTGGCAAGCGTTGCGTCAGTCATCTGCCGCGCGGGCGTCCATGCTGCGGCCCCGCGCGGAACAGCCGCTCCGTCGGTAGAGCCGAACAGAACGACTTTCCCTGTCGCAATGCCGTGCAATTCGCGCACTGCGTCTCGATATGCGATGTATACCGGGCTGTCCTCTTTGCACGCACGGTTCCACAGGTTGTAGTGCGCGACGATAGCGACGAGGCGCTTGAGCGTGCTCGGTGCAGGGTCGGGAATGGCATCCGATGTTGCGGCTCGCACATAGCCCATGACCTCGGCCTCCGCGTCTGCAAGCGCAGCATCGATGCGCGCAGAGTTGGCCACGCCCATGTTTTCGAGATCGGTCAGTTGCTTGACCGTCTCGGCCCCCAGGCGGGTTTCCAACTCTGTGCGCGTCAGGATAGGCATTGCTTACCCCTTGGCGCGGCGTGCCCTGGATGGCGGCACGTCGAGCATGCCATCCAGCGCCGGATTTGGCGTGGCAGGCGTGGCCCGCCACGCCCGATCCACAGCCTGCGCATAACCCTGCGCGATCCAGTCGATCGCAAGGGCTTCAGGAGGATCGCACAGCACGCCCGCATTGAGCGTCTGGCTTCCCACTTGGAACGGCCTCACGATCATGATGCGCATGGCTTAGTTGCTGGTGGTGAGTTTGACCAGAACCGACGGTTGATGGCACAGCGGCAGGCTGTTGCACTGGGTGTGCAGAACAATCCCGCGACCGCCCTCGCGCTCCCACTGCTTCACGTAGAACGGCAGGCCGATGGTGTTGACCGTCTCATTGAAGTCAGCCGGGGCGAAGTAGGTGGCGAAGGTGTCCATCGTGCCTACCGGGAATGCATGGCCTTCGTTGGCCGCGATCAAGCGGTTCCCGCTGACGGATGCACGGTATTCGACGAAGTTGATGCCGCCGAACTGGAACCCGCCGCGCATGTCTTGTCCGAGGCGCGCTGCGGCTTCGCTGTGGTACTTGTAGGCGTCAACCACCTTGTCGTGCTCAATCAGCTTCGAGTAGAACTCGGGGCTCACCAGCGCGGTCACGCCGGTCATGGTGTCGCCCTTGAGATTGTCCTGCACCTGGTTGATAACGTCGGCGCACTTGGACAGAACGCTGGTGCTCGACGTGCCGAGAGCGAAGTCAACCGTCACCTGAGTGACACCGAAGGACGAGAACAGGTTGGCAATGACCGACCCGTCGCCGTTCGTGACTTGGCCCTTGAGCGCGCCCATGCGCTTCCACTCCAGCGTAATGTCGTGCTTGGCGCGCATGCGCTGCAAGCGACGTGCTACTTCGGCTGCGACGGTGTTCATGCCTTCGACGCCGAAGTCTCGCACGTCTTGCACGTCACCCGGCATGACCACATCCTCATGCACGGTCTGCTTGATGCCGAACGCGACGGTGTTGCGGCTGATAGCGCTTGCCGTCGTGCCGTTGCCGCCCCATTCGTGCGAGGGCAGCACGGCCAACGCGCCGGAGGCTTCCTCGATTACGACGGAGCGCGAGGCCACGCCGCGCTGGGGGAACAAGCCCATTTGGCCGATCAGGCCCCACTGAACCGGGAACTTGTTGATGGCAGCCGTCAGTTCGGCATTGGTGAAGTTGTTGAGCAACATGCGGTGCCTCCTTTAGACGGTTGCGCGGGACAGGATGCCCAGCGCCTTGAGTTGAGCGATGGCTGCGTCTTTTTGCGCGTTGGTTGGAGCGCCGCCCCACACCAAGTTGTCGCGGTCAACGACGATGGCTTGACGGGCCACGATCACGCCCGGCTTGTCGCCTGCGGTCGCATCAACGGCGCTGAGAGAGACACCGATTGCGTTCTGCGTGCCGTCATTGGCGGCCGGGTCGAAGGCGGCGATCTTGCCGCTCGCGGTGACGCGCCCGACCACTTCGCCGACAGCGATGTTTTGGCCGGATGCGACGATCACATCGTCCCGGCTGTAGCCTTGTTCTTCTTCGTACTTGAGGAACTGGCCCTCGGTGCTTTGCATGATCGGCATTTCTGCGCTCCTTTAGGACTTGATGATGGAATCGACCGCCGACAGCAGGGCATTCAGGCGCTGCTTATCGTCATCAGGCTTTCCCGCGTCGGCCTTGCCCGGGCTGGTCGCGGAAAACAGCGCCGCGTCACGCGCGGGCTTGGCGACGGCTTTCAGATCGGCGGCGAAGGCGGCAAAGGCCGCGTCGCTCATTTCCAGATACGGCTTTTCGTCCTTCGGCACGTCACGGCCAACGGCCTCGAACAGCGCGGACAGGTCGGAGCGTCGGCGCTCGATGCGTGCGGCCTCGATCTGCGCATCAAGCTCGGCGATGCGAGCCTTCAGTGCGTCGACTTCATTCATGTTGGGTTTCTCCTTTTGGGTGGCAGATGCTGCTGAAAAGGCTTGCGCCTGGGTGTTCGGGTCGGCCCCGATCGGGACAAATGACACCTCCCGAACGGTGGCGTCCTCGAAGATGGCGGACACGTCCATTGCCCGCCCGTTGACCGTTGTCGGCTCGGACACCTCGCGCACGTTGGCTTGCATACCGACCGAAAGCTGCACGGGGAAGCCCTCAGCGAACAGCGCGGCGACCTTGTTCCCGGCCTCTGTTGCCTGCGAAAGCTCTCCCTCGACGGACAGGAAAGGCAGCCCGTCAGAGCCTGTTGCCTTGAAGATGCGGCCTTTTCCAGCGATGCCATCAATGCTCTGGTCGTGGTCGACCAGGATCGGCAGTTCTTCACCTTGATCGTTCTTCAGCGTATCAAGGTCAATCGCAACGTCTCCAAGCCAACCGTAATTCGGGATGACCCCTCCGGAATACGCGACGCCGGAGAATCGGCGCGGCGATCCAGCGACAGGCGTTGCCGCGAAGGTCAGAGAAATCGGCTTGTTTTTCATGCGCCCGATGATGGGCGCTCCCGAATGCGATTGACACGGGATCAAGTTCCCGCACCTGCGTCTCCGGTGAGTAACTGGCGAATGAGCGCAATGACTATCTCGACCGCCGCGATTTGCATTCCGGCATTGAGCGCTGTGCTTGTCATGGATTCCCGAAGCGCCCCGATCTTCTGTTCCGAAACGGTATCGAGCGTTTCGCTCCACACCGTAGGCTTCGCGCCCCACCCTGTGTCTGCCACTCCTTCAGCGGGAGGGTTTTGCGTGACGCCCCCGCGCCCGCGCGCTTGGTCGGCAGACAGCGAGCGCAGGGTGCAACGGCATCGAAACCCGAGCGGAGGCGAATGTGTGTCCCAAAACGGATCATCAACAGGCCGGATCGTGCCGTCGAGCGCCAAATGAGACGGGCGCGTTCGGCTGTCGTTGATGGCGTCGTACATCAGGAATGGCCGGGTGGCCTTCGTTTCCTCGAAGCTACGCCAGTGCCCTGCGTTGTATGCCGTCTGCACCGCGTTTCGGAAGATCGTTTCCAGGCGATGATCTGGCAGGCTCCAATCCTGGCTCTCGGCCCATTTCTGGAACTCTTGCAGCGTTCCTCCATCGGTCACATGGCGCGCGAGTTCATCTGCGACGCGCTGGATTTGGTCAATCTTTGACAGGCCAGAGACGGTGAAGGCTTGTGTGCGCTTTTCGGCTTCGAGCGCGTAGAACACATCCGGCAGCGTGACGTTCTGGCTGCGCAGATCGGCAATGATTTTCGACGCCGGGTCGTCGAGTGGAACCTTCACAGCCATATCAGTTCGTCATCCCTCTTGCGGCGCGGCCTATTCCTGCGCACGCTGTCGTAGTCAAATCCAAACGTACCGCCTTGCCACGGCTGCGCCCTGTCTACCATCAAGTGATCGGAAGCAGAACCAACAGGCAATCCAGAGTAGGAAACCAGCGCTGCGCCTGCGGTTGCTCCACTGCTGATCATCAGCAGCAGTGCGCCTGTCGGTCCATCCCGCCCAGCCAGCGACCGAAGTCTCGCGCCCGCCGTCGTCATGGCAGGCCCCGCGCCCATACCGCGTGCGCGGCGCGGGCAATCTCTGCCGCGGACAACATGCCTGCTCCGGGTGCGTATACTGGTGGCGAGTCTGGCAGCGGCAGCGGCTGCGCCCACACGGCAGCGGCCAGTGCATCGATGGCGGCGAGCGATAGCGACGGGCTGTTTGACGCTCCTTCAGCCATGCACGATGCTTCGGCGAGAGTTGCCGCGCCCTGCGCCCGGATAGCAAGCATCCCACCGGAGGCGCAGATGGCGTCCCCAAGCTGCCCGGAGGTCATCTGCGCGGCCAAGGCCAAGGCGGCCTCGCCCGCTGACAGCGCGTCGTCAAGGACGGCCCAGCCTTGCGCTCGTATGCGCAGCGCCCCAGTGCCCGTCATGCTGGCGTCCGCAAGCGTCTCATATGCCTGCGCGCGGATCCGAAGGATGCCCGTGGCCGCAATCGCTGCGTCTGAGAGCATCGCTGCCACCTGCCCACGCACGGCAATCGCTCCGGTCGCCGAGAGTGCAGCAGCCTCAAGCATGCTTGCTGTCTGAGCTCCGATGGCAAGCTGCCCGGCCCCGCCCGCTGTGGCGTTGGCCAGCGTCACGGACGCCTGCGCGCGGATTTCAATCGAGCCGAAGGCTGATGCGATTGCGGATGCAAGCGCTGCGGCCACTTGCCCTTTGATCGCAAGCGCGCCGGATGCCGACAGAGTGGCACCGGCCAGCACAGCCGCCCCTTGACCGCTGATCGCCAGCGTACCCGTTCCGATGGCTACAACCTGCTCCAGCGTTGCATCAAGCGCGCCATTGATGCCTGCCGACCCCAACGATCCCGATGCCGACAGCAGCGCCGCATCGAGCGTTGCCGCCCAATGAGCCTTGATGGCCAGCGCAGCGCTGCCGGATGCGGTCAGGGTGGCAAGCGTCGCGCTGGCGGTGCCTTTTATCTCCAGGCGTCCCTTTGCAGATACCGATGCCGCGCCCAGGGTCGCGGCCAGCGTACCCGTTCCCGGGTCGCTTGCGATAGATCCGAAAATCCATGCGCCCCAAACCTGCGCCTCTGTGTTGTCCCAGTCGCCCCAGGAAATGCGCGCGTAGGTCTGCGCGGCGCTGCGTTTGATGTACCGCGCCTTCAGCCAGCCGTTGATCTGCACGGCGGCGGTCATAGGTTAGCCTTGCGAGTACACCACGTGCCCGCTGATGTTGCTCGCCGTCGTGGCAGAAGGAACGAACAGCAAAAACGGCACGCTGCCGTCATACATGCGCGGCATGCCGGAGGTGATCGCGTCGATGGCTGCTGGCACGTTCGATGACGTGATTTCCAACCGCGCGATCTCTCGGTATGCAACCAGCGAGGCGGCTCCGGATGTCCACGAGGCCGAGAGGGTGAAGGTCTGCACCGATTGCACTCCGGTATCTCCAGCGGCCAGGCCCATAGGATAGAACGCCCCTACAGCTGATGACGCAACGCCTGTCAGAATGCCGGTTCCAATCTGACCAGCCAGGCCAACCTGATTGGTGTAGGACATGGTGAAAGTTGGCGTTCCCGATCCGGTTGCTGTCGTGACCTCGAGGCCGATCAGAACCTGGTTTCCATTGCTCGCGCCGCTTGCATCGCGCGCGGGCCACGTCACCGAGTTGATCGTCTGCGCGGCCGTTGTGGTCAGGCTCAAGCCCGAGTTGTGCCAGAGCCGGTCGCATAAGATGAGCGTGCCAGCGATGGATGCCTGGGCCTGGAATCGCGCCAGATTGACGTTCTCGCCGTAGACTGCGGAAGGGAAAGGTATTTGCCCCGCGTAGTTGGAGAGAGCGGTTCCCGCAAGATTAGAGGACGGCGCAACAGCCGCCCCGGGTGCGCCCGCGAGGTAGAACAAGCTCTGCGGTCGGCCCGCGACCAGCGTTGGCGTTGCGGCCTTGACGATGGACGCAGGCGGCAGCATCCCAGCCAGCAGTTGGTCGAGTGTGGTTATTGCCATGATCGTTTAGGCGTTGCCGTCGGTCAGGGTGAAGCTGGTCACGGTGAAGCTCTGACCAACGGCGAAGTTGACGTTATCGACTTGTAGGTCGCCGCCACCGCCCGTCGCCGTGACCGTGCCTTGCAGGTGGCATGTGGTGCCGTCACTGGCGTAGATGCGGAAGTGCCCGGCAGTGCCGGATGCATCGGCGCTTGTGTCCTGCCACGTCCCGGACATGCCCTTGCTGCCGGATGCAGCGTTTACCATCCAGTCAGAGGGAAGGTTGACCGTTGCGAGCACGGTGCCGGAGTCTGCCGTGGCACACGATGCCGGGGCTGCGCCGGTGCGGATTTTCAGGATTGCAGACGTTCCGATGGCGGTTTCGATGGCGTCGAGACGGGCGTTGCGGACGGGAACAGAAAACTGGATAGCCATGATGGGTTACTCCTTGGGTTGGTCGGTTTCGTAGGTCGTGACGGTGCGTGTGACTTCGAGGGTGTTCGGATCGCGCTCGACGGTCTGAATGGCGCGGGCCGGATGTGCCACCACAACTTGCGCGGGTGGCACTTCGGCGGTGAAGCTGACCTCTGGAGCTGCGACCTGCACATTGACAACAGGCGGTTCGACGTTGACGATCGGCGCGGGCGCGGCCTCCATGCGCACGACCGGAGCGGGCTGCTCAGGCATGTTGATCGTGATGGGCGCTGTAAGGTTTACCGTCGGTGCGGATGCGGCCTCTCCGCTCGTTTGCGCTTTTCCGCCTGCATGCAGATATCCCATCACATCGGCGGCGAATATGGCTCGCTCGAATACTTGCCCGAACTTAGAGGCATCCGCATCGCGCATGGCGACGGCCAGTCGTTCGTACAGGTCGCCCACACTCTCCGCACCAATGATGGCGGACCTGATAGCGGCGGAATCGATCGGGCTGGCCACGGACGGCAGGATGCGCTCAATCTCATCCTCGATGGCCTGTTGGCCTGCGGTGAAGCGCGGGCGGTCTGGTTTGTGCGGCGCGTCTTGAGTTGCAAATATTGCCGCCATGCCAGCGCCTACCGGCTGCGCCGGAGGGCCTCCCGCACCGACGCCAACGTCTGCAACTGCCGCCGCCTGATCCGGCGTGAGTTCATTGAAGTCATCCGGCTCCAGGCCGTATTTTTCCTCGAGGTAGCGGCGCGTGAACTGGAGCATCCCGGATCGGACAAGGATTTCATCGCGCTTTGCGCGATCCATTTGCAATCCGGCCTCATCCTCCATGACGAATCGAGGCGCTGGCAAGGCATTGAGCGCGGCCAGGGTGTCAAGTACCCGCTGCACGGCGTCAGTGAGCAAGCGAATATCGGCGCGGCGCTTTTCCTGGCGGATTTCGTCATGAACCTCGCCCAATGCGCGGTTGCCGCTTCCGCCGTCGGTTCCGCTGGTGAGCGTCTGCCCAAGGATCAGGCGTTGTATTCTCCGGGTGCAGGCAATCTCGAACTCGGTGAACTTGTTGGGGCTGTTGCCCGGAGTATCGACCGAGACGATTTCTTCATCTCGGTCAAGCGCTGCCACCGGCCCGCTCGAGAGGCTGCGCAGCATCTCCACCATCGCCTGCTTGTCCGAGAGCGTGCGCCCAACTAGCAGCGGAACGGCGGCCTGCTCAAGAAACTTGGCCCAAAAGCGCCAGCCGTGGGTTCTGAAATACCACGGCCAATAGGCTTTTGCCAGCAGGGCCTCGCCCATCGGCTTGCGCAAGCTTCCCTGGTGAACGATGGCGAAGAACTTGCGCGGGTCGGTTTGAGTAAGGTCGTTGCGCCAAAGCAGCGAGCCGTCAGGCCGCAGCATGAACCACTCGAACGGGCACTCGATGATGCTTCCGATGGCGATCCGGCCTCCACCTGCGTCCGCATATACAACCTCGAACACGCTGTAGCCATACGGGACAGCGCCCCAAGCTGCCGACATGATGGCTGGAATCGCACCCGACGCCGCATCCGTAAAGAACTGCCGCGCGCGCGATTGGTCGTGCTCGATGCGCCACGGCGTATTGAGCGCGGCATCGCGGCGCGTATCCAGCGCTGCCGACACCTCATCATCATCTGCAATCCGACGAAGCTTGTTGCGGTCGATTCCGAGCTGAGCGAGGACTTCATCGGCGTCCCCGAGCCACCCGAATCGTGCTAATGCCCGCTCGATGGATACGGCTGAGGTGTATGCGGTCGGTGGTTGTGCCATGATGCTCGATGATGTTTCCTGTCGCTCCATCATCCGTTCGGAACTAAGTCCGGCGCCTCGTCACCAAACAGCGGAAGCGACGCAAACGCAGCCGACCCGCTTTTCTCCAGCAGCTTGCGCGCCCCGCGCTCGGTGTATCCAGTCGGGCGCGTGAGTGCCTTCGCCACCTCTGACCAACTCTTGCCTTGCGCGCGCATCTCAGCAGCACGGCGGCGATTGTGCTCAGTGTGCATCTTTTGGCTGCTGGCCACATAGACCCGCTCGCCTTTGAAGTACTCGCAGAACCGGGCGGCGGCCTCGGCTCCGATGGCCTGCACCAGCGCATCCCACGTGCGGCCTTGGTGACGGGATGGAACTCGGATTTCACGGCCATTGAAGGACAAGGCAAGGCGCGCAGCCGCCCCGTGCCCGAGCAAATCGACAATCTCCGGCATCATCAGAACGTCCTCCCACCAGCAGCAACAGGCCGTGTTGCCGCCATTCCGATCGCAGAAAAGGCGTGGCTGAGCGCGTCCACGGCGTCGTCGTGCTCGCACTCAGGAAACGAGAGCAATTCGTCGCGGAACCATGCGGGCACACCTGACGGGTCATGCCGGATCATGCGCTGCTCATAGCGCGTGAGCACCGGAAGGAACCGCGTCACTTTGTCCTTGTCGGGCCGGATTCCACGCACCGGAAGGGTTGTCGTGCGCGTCAGTTCCTGCACCACGGCGGCCTGGTACTGCGTCTGCTCGACCGCGATCACGCGCGGGCTGTGGCGCGCTGCAGCGGCCTTGATGCGCTGGAGTACTTCGTGGAACCCGCACCGATGCCTCTCGGCTTCCTTGATGTACACGATGCCGGTGTCGGGGTCACGAGCAAGCGCAACAATGGCGGTGTAGTCCGCCCCTGCTCGCTCGCTGATGGCGAGGTCAACGCCAAGCACAACGGGCAATCCGGGCGGACATGGCGCATCTGCCAGCATTTCTGGCTTGACCAGCCCACCGCCGAAGGTGACGAACTCTGCCAAGTATTCCTGGCGAAACACCAGGTCGGGAAGCTCGCGGCGCTTTTGCTCGACCTCCGATGGGTCTATATGCGGGTTGGAGCTTGTCGGCATGTGGAAGCTCGCCCAATCTGGATATGCCAGATCGCCACCGCGTTTGAACAACTCGTAGAAGTAGTTCATCCCGTTCGGCGTGCTGATGAACCACG